GCACTGATCGCGAGACTGCCCGGCGTTCTGGCTGAGAAGTTCGACAACACTGTAATTTTCGGACCCTCCTCCGGTACTCTTGCAAATTTTGACAACTTCTCCGCAGTAACCGGCTACGCACTCGACACCGCGAACAAGACCGCTTATGACGGACTCGTAGCAGCTGACGGCGCGATCTCCGCAGCGGGCGGCATTATGAACGGCATCGCACTTTCTCCGCAGGGCAAGAGCGTTCTGCTCGGCGCTACTGACGCAGACAAGAGGCCTCTGTTCAACACCGTTACAGAATCCGGTATTAGCAGAGTGCTCGGCGCACCCGTAGCGATCTCCAGAGCGGCATACAAGGCAGGCACATCTTCCCCCGCAGTCGCTGACGTTCTCGGCATCGCAGGCGACTGGAGCCACGCAATGTACGGCACGGTTGAGGGCGTACAGGTCCGTTACTCCGCAGATGCAACACTGGTCAACGGCAACACCACAATCAACCTTTTCCAGCAGAATATGTTTGCTGTTCTGGTAGAGATCGAGGTCGGATTCGTCGCTGAAACCGCTTATTTCGCTAAGCTGACCAAGGCGCACGCATGATCAAGATGATCGACCGCTACTCGGGTGTAGTGATGTGGGCGCATGGATCAAAAGTGGACGAATATAAGGCACGGGGGCACAAGCTTGCCCCTGTTGCCCAACCCGCAAAGGCCCCGAAAAAGACTATTAAGAAATGAGGTGGTCGCATGGCATATGCAACCATAGATGACGTTAGGACAAGAATAACAGCAGAACTCACGCCCGATCAGGAAAGAATCTGCAACAAGCTTTTAGGAGATGTTGCAGTGCTTATTGATACGGTTGCACCCAACGCCACGGCAGACCAAAAAAGGGTGGTTTCGTGCAGTGTGGTGCTTCGTGCGATCAATACCGCAAAATCGTCTGTGCCGGTTGGCGCAACACAGGGCAGTATGTCCGCACTTGGATACAGTCAGAGTTGGACGGTAGGCAGCGGCGGCGCAGTGGGTGAACTGTATCTGTCGAGGACGGAAAAGAGAATACTTGGAGTCGGTAACAGGATAGGCTCTTATTCGCCCCTTGAGGAGTTGGCAACATGACAGGCGAAAGCATCATTTTGTACAACAAGACAGAGGTTGGAACTGATGATTTCGGCAAACCCATTTATACAGAGACACCGGTGACGGTTGAGAATGTCCTGATTGGGGAACCCAGTACTGAGGACATCATAAATGAGATGAATCTGACTGGCAAACGCCTTGCCTATACGCTTGCTATACCGAAAGGTGACACGCACGAATGGCGAGACAGAACCGTAGAGTTTTGGGGCGAGAGGTTTAGGACTTTTGGGATGCCTACACAGGGCATTGAGCATCTAATACCCCTTGACTGGAACAAAAAGGTTAAGGTTGAGGTTTATGAGTAACGTAGATTTTGAGTTAAATCTTGCAGGCCTCAATGAACTTATGAAATCACCCGAAATGCAGTCACATCTTGAGGTGGCATCGGCAAGAGTTGCCAATGTAGCAGGCAAAGGGTTCGGGCATCGTGTTGGTGTGGCGTCCTTTACCGCAATCGGCAACGTGTTCGCAGAGAACAAAGAGGCAGCTAAAAAGGCGTACAAGGACAACACACTGCTTAAGGCACTGGGTGCCGCAGGGTTAGGAGCAAGCGAATGATTGAAACAGTATTGAGACGATACCTTGGAGAGCATTTGAGTGTTCCTGTGCGGCTTGAGAAACCCGAAACGCTGCCTGAGTCCTATGTGCTTATCGAACGCACGGGATCACAGGAAACGGACTGCATAGAATCCACAACCTTTGCGATTCAGTCTTACGGTGCATCCCTGTTTGACGCGGCAAGCCTCAACATGAATGTTAAGGCACTGGTTAAGCAGGCGGTTGAACTCGACACCATTTCTGCGGTCTACATCAATTCCGACTACAACTTTACCGACACAGAAACAAAGAGATATAGGTATCAGTGCGTGGCGGTTATCACGCACTATGAAAGGACATAATTATTATGGCAAATACAGTTGATTATGTTTCTACCGGCAAACCGGCAGGCGTCGGTGCCATTTGGCGCGCTCCTCTTGGTACGACATTGCCTGATACGGTGGACGCTACCCTTGACGCCGCATTTAAATGCCTTGGCTACTGCTCTGAGGACGGTTTCACGCAGACAACGAGTATCTCAACAGAAAATCTCAAGGCATGGGGTGGTGATGTGGTTGACACACCCATGACAGAGAAGATCGAGACAGACAAATTTAAGGCGATTGAGGCACTTAACATTGATGTCCTCAAGGCGGCATATGGTGACGATAACGTAACCGGCATTGCTGCTACAGGCATTACCGTGAGGCATAACGCAAGCGATCAGAAGGCCGCAGTTTATGTTGTCGATATGCTCCTGCGCAATGGCGGGAAACAGAGGACGGTAATTCCTAACGCGAAACTTACAAGCCTCGGCGATGTCGTATATAAGGACAATGAGGCAATCGGTTATGATATGACATTTACCGCACTCGCAGGTGGTTTTGGCGCAGGTGATAACGACACGTCCAAGGACTACAAAAAGGCAGGTAGTAACGGATGATCAAAGGCAAAACATCGACAGGGTTTGAGTTCGATTTTGATACGGACGTAGTAAGGGACATGGAGTTTATTGAACTTGCCGCAGAGGCGTCTGAGAACGGGACCAGGTACCCTGCGCTCATTGAATACGCTTTAGGCAAGGAACAGAAAAAACGTCTCTATGATCACGTCCGCAACGACAAAGGGCGCGTCATGTTGGACGATGTCCGCAGAGAGTTTGACGAAATCTTTGAAATTGCAAATTCAAAAAACTCCTAACCCTCGCTCGGATGATTGCCGTTGACCGTGATGCGCTTCTGTGTGACCTCGCTGAGACATACAGGATTTATGATTTAAATGCGCTGCCGGTGGAAACACTGGCGGCGTTTTCTTTTGGCTTGCGGGAAAATTCACGGATTAAGCGCAAATTAAACGGCATCGAGGACGTTGACGAACTGGCAATATATGCCGCTATCGCTGACAACCTTACGGCAATCAGGTGTGCGCTCCGCGGACAGGACCCCGAAAAACAGTTCTATTTCCAAACAGGAATGTATGTGAAAGAGGACAAAACGGAATCAAAGCCTATCTACAAATTCGCGTCGAGCGAGGAATTTAAGGAGATTTGGAATAATGGCTGATCTCGGAAAAGCATATGTTCAGATTATTCCAAAGGCTACAGGAATATCTGACAAGATAAAAGAATCGATCTCGCCCGGTGCCAAGCAGGCAGGAAATGAGGCAGGGTCGAATATTGTAAGCAACATCAAAAAGACGATTGCAGGCGCTGCAATAGGCGCAACAGTTGTCAAAGGATTCAAGGCCGCTCTTGATGAGGGCGGCAAACTGCAACAGAGTTTTGGCGGACTCGATACCCTTTACGGTGACGCGGCAGAAGCGGCAAAGAACTACGCACAAGAAGCGGCAAAGGCAGGCATATCTGCTAATGATTACGCAGAACAGGCCGTGAGTTTTGGCGCATCTCTAAAAGCGGCGTTTGGTGGTGACACTGCAAAAGCCGCAGATGCGGCCAATACCGCGATTATGGACATGGCAGACAATGCCGCAAAGATGGGTACACCTCTTGAAAGTCTGCAAAACGCTTATCAGGGGTTTGCAAAAGGCAATTACACCATGCTCGATAACCTCAAGTTGGGGTACGGCGGCACAAAGTCAGAAATGGAAAGACTGCTTGCCGATGCAACGAAGCTGACAGGTGTTAAGTATGATGTAAAAAATCTAGGTGACGTCTACGCCGCAATTCATGCAGTACAGGAAAATCTAGGACTGACAGGCGTTGCGGCAGATGAGGCAGCTACAACATTTAGCGGTTCTTTCGGTGCGATGAAAGCGGCGGCGAGCAATTTAATGGTAAGCCTCGCACTGGGTGAAGATGTACGCAAATCGATGAATACGTTTATTGATTCGGTCGGTACATTTGTAACCGGGAACCTGTTACCTATGATAGGCAACGTTTTGTCGTTTATGCCGCAGGCGTTGGATTCGGCGTTTTCATCGATTGCACAGCTGGCAATTAATGAAGGTCCAACCATAGTTGAAAATCTTGTATCAGGGTTTAGCGAATCTGCACCTGTGTTGATTGAACATGGCGCAAAACTGTTAAGCACAATTATTGAGGGCATACAGACAAACCTTCCAAAAGTCGCAGACATGGCACTTGAGGTCATGTCAAACATAGGCACTGCCATAACAGAGAATCTGCCTACCGTCTTAGACAAGGGCAGTGAGATTATCACCTCTCTTGTTGACGGCATCCTTGAAGCGATCCCGAACATGGCAGACAGGGCAGGTGAGGTTATACAGGGGTTTGGGCAGTTCCTGTCCGACAATATCCCGACTCTTGCACAAAAAGGCGGCGAGTTAATGGAATCTCTCGGTGGTTCCCTTGTGGAGAATTTGCCTAAGATTGCAACCTCTCTCGGCAAACTCGGCCTTACGATCATTCAGACGCTTGCAAAACTTGTGCCGCAGGTACTTAAAGCAGGCGCAAACATCATAGGCAGTCTTGCAAAGGGCATGGGCGGCAGCGCACTAAGCCTTGTAAAAACCGCGATGGCCAACATCAAAACCGCGATGGAACAACCGATACAGAACGCAAAGGACACTCTCAGCGGCATCATTGACGGTATCAAAGGATTTTTCCCTATCTCTCTCGGCAGTATCTTTGATAACATCGTTTTGCCTCATTTCCATGTGGACGGGGGCCAGTTCCCTTACGGCGT